AAGTGGTAAATGGGAAAGGCCGAACAACATCCTCAACAACTGGAGGGTCACAAAAACGACATTAAGATTAGGTTCAAGAATTATAGGTAAGTGTATGATGGGTTCAACATCAAACGCTTTAGATAAAGGAGGAGAGAATTTTAAAAAATTATACAACAGTTCAGATGTTACAAAGAGAAACGCCAATGGTCAGACTCGTTCAGGACTCTATTCTCTGTTCATTCCTATGGAGTGGAACTACGAGGGATTCATTGATTCTTATGGAATACCTGTATTCAATAAACCAGAAGAAGGCACTGTCGGTCCTCAAGGCGAAGAAATTGAACAAGGAGTAATAGAGCATTGGAATAATGAGGTTGAAGGTTTAAAAGGTGATCAAGACGCTTTAAACGAATTCTATAGACAGTTTCCACGTACAGAGGAACATGCTTTTAGGGATGAAACAAAAAATAGTATATTTAATTTGGCGAAGATATACGAACAAATAGATTATAATGAGGATCTAGCTAATAGTAATGTTATAACAAGAGGTAGTTTCCAATGGGAACATGGGGTTAAAGATTCAAAAGTTCTTTTCTCACCAAATCCACAAGGAAGGTTTTTAGTAACTTGGACTCCTGCTTATAATTTACAAAACAAACAGATAGTGAAGAATGGTGTTAGGTGGCCTGGTAACGAACATATGGGAGCATTTGGATGTGACAGTTATGATATATCAGGAACAGTTGACGGAAGAGGATCTAAAGGAGCATTACACGGTTTAACTAAATTCAGTATGGAAGATGTACCACCAAGTACTTTCTTTCTTGAATATGTAGCAAGACCACAAACAGCTGAGATATTCTTTGAAGATGTATTAATGGCTTGTGTGTTTTACGGAATGCCTATACTATGTGAGAATAACAAACCTAGACTATTGTACTACTTTAAGAGAAGAGGTTACAGAGGATATTCAATGAATAGACCAGACAAGCTTTGGAACAAGTTATCAATAACAGAAAAGGAGATTGGTGGAATACCAAATTCAAGTGAAGATATTAAACAAGCGCATGCTGCTGCTATCGAAATGTATATAGATAGTCACGTTGGTCTTAACAATGAAACAGGAGATTACGGAACTATGTATTTTAATGAGACATTAAATGACTGGTCCAAATTTGATATTAACAATAGAACTAAGTTTGATGCGGCTATAAGCTCGGGATTAGCTGTAATGGCTTGTCATAAAGACTTATACAGGCCAAGTGCAAAATTACAAAAACCAACAGTTAGCTTAAGATTTGCTAAATATACGCATGACGGAAACTCATCAAAAATAATAAAAGGATAATATGGCGCAGAATGCAATAAATAGTTTTTTCCCAAGCCAAGTAGTAGCGGACAAAGAGAAAATGTCGCGAGACTACGGGTTACAGGTTGGTAGAGCAATTCAAAATGAATGGTTCTCTAGCAATTCAGGGTCGACTCGCTATAGTAGCAACCAGAACACTTTCCATAATTTAAGGTTATACGCAAGAGGTGAACAACCGGTTCAAAAATACAAAGATGAACTCTCTATTAATGGGGATTTATCTTATTTGAATTTAGATTGGAAACCAGTACCTATACTAGCTAAGTTTGTTGACATAGTAGTTAACGGTGTTGCTGATAGATCATTTGATATAAATGCATACTCTCAAGATCCTTATGGAGTTAGTAAAAGAACAGCTTATATGGAGTCTATTATTAGAGACTTACAAACAGCTGAGCTTAATCAATTTGCTCAAGAGCAGTTTGGTATAAACTTGTTTGAGAATCCTCCAGAGAAATTACCTGATTCAGAGGAAGAATTAGATATTCACATGCAATTAAGCTATAAACAAGGTATTGAGATAGCTGAAGAGGAAGCTTTGAATACAATGTTTGCTGAAAACAAATATGATTTAACAAAGAAAAGAACTTATTACGATTTAACTACATTAGGGATTGGTGCAGTAAAGAATAACTTTACAGAATCTACCGGTGTTACTGTTGAATATGTTGATCCAGCTTACTTGGTTTATTCTTACACAGAGGATCCATATTTTCAAGATATATATTACGCAGGGGAAGTTAAATTCGTTCCCTTAAACGAGCTTAAAAAGCAGTTTCCAGACTTAACAGAAGATGAATTAAAGAAGATACAAGGACAGGGATCTCAAAACTACGGATCATACGATAGTAATGTATCTAATAATAGAGGCAACAGAGATTCAAACGTTGTTCAAATATTATACTTTAATTATAAAACGTACATGAATGAAGTGTACAAGGTTAAAGAAACAGCAACAGGGGCAAGCAAGATAATTGTAAGAGATGATCAGTTTGATCCACCTATTGAAATGTACGAAGAGCAATTCGGAAAGATGTCTAGATCTTTGGAAGTTCTTTACGAGGGGGTTCTAGTTGTAGGAACAGACATATTACTTAAATGGGATATGGCTAAGAATATGATGAGGCCTAAAAGTGATTCTACTAAGGTTAAAATGAATTACGCTATTACTGCTCCTAGAATGTACAAAGGCAGAATAGAATCTTTAGTTAGTAAGTGTACAGGATTTGCTGACATGGTTCAGTTAACACATTTAAAACTACAACAAGTATTACAGAGAATGATACCAGATGGTGTTTATCTTGATGCTGATGGTATAAATGAAGTTGACTTAGGTAATGGTACGAATTATAATCCTCAGGAAGCATTAAACATGTTTTTCCAAACAGGTTCCATAATTGGTAGATCATTTACTCAAGAAGGGGATATGAATCCAGGTAAAGTGCCTATTCAAGAAGTTCCTACTGGTAGTGGTGGTCAAAAATTACAAACATTAATTTCTACTTACAACTATTATCTACAAATGATAAGAGATGTAACAGGATTAAATGAAGCTAGAGATGGTTCAACACCAGATGCAAGAGCATTAGTAGGTGTTCAGAAACTAGCGGCTGCAAATTCAAACACAGCTACAAGACATATATTAGACTCAGGTTTATATTTAACTAGAGAAACAGCAGAATGTTTATCTTTAAGAATATCTGATATTTTAGAGTATCACCCAGCGAAAGAATCTTTCATACAAAAAATAGGGGGCTTTAATGTAGCAGTTTTAGATGAATTAAAAGACTTGCATTTACATGATTTTGGTATCTCTCTAGAATTACAACCAGACGACGAACAAAAAGCTGTATTAGAAAACAACTTACAAATTGCTTTAAGTAGCGGTTTAATTGATTTATCAGACGCTATAGATATTAGACAAGTAGCTAACTTAAAACTAGCTAATCAACTACTTAAAGTTAAACAAAAGAAGCGACAAGAGCGTTTACAAGCAGAGAACCAAGCAAACATCCAAGCGCAAGCCGATGCAAATGCTCAAGCTCAGCAAGTAGCAGCTCAAGCGGAAATACAAAAAGATCAAGCATTATTCTCTACAAAGTCACAATTAGAACAATTAAAAGGTGATATTGAGGAAAAGAGAATTGGTGTTGAAGTAGAAGCTAAGAAGCAATTGATGGAAATAGAATTCCAATACAACATGAAGCTTAAAGGCATTGAGGTTGACAATGCAAAAAGAAAAGAAGGTGAAATGGAGGATCGTAAAGATCAAAGAACTAGAATCCAGGGATCTCAGCAAAGTGAAATGATTGCACAAAGACAAAACGATGCACCCGCTACAGACTTTGAATCATCAGGGAATGACATAATGGGAGGTGGATTTGACTTAGGTGGGTTCGAACCTAGGTAATAATAAGAGTAACACTAATTTTATAATATTTTATCATGCCAGAAACTAAAGACGAAACAATTGAAACGATTGTAGACGAAACAAATCCAGTATCGGTCAGTGACGATGGGAACATCAAGCTAGATATGGGAAAATTTAATGCACCCACTGAAACAGAGGAAGATATACCTAAGGTAACTTTAGCTCCAGTAGACGAAACACCTTCTGAAGAAGTTATACCAGAAGCAGTAGAAGAAACTGTTGTTCCAGA